TGTTTTCTTTAAATCGGATAGATGAAGACTCCGTAAATGTTCCTTGTACTTCTACATCTCCTGCAAAACGAACACTTGAAGCCTGTACGCCCCTTGTGTCTGTATCATCTGTGTTCCAGTATCCGTAGTCAGCGTGATTACCCCAGCCATAGGCTGTGTCGGCCTTGGACCCTTGTGCGCTTGTTGCAGCGTAAGATGTATAGTTTACTGAGTCAAGAACGGCTGCTTGGACTCCTCCGCCATAGGCATTTTTAGAACAGTACAAAGTTCCACTGCTCCACTCAACTTGCCATCCATATGAGTTATTATGAAATCCACTTGAATTAGAATTTGGATTTACCATCAACGATACTTGACCATTTGATGCGTCAAACTCTAAACCATTCCATCCATTTCTATTTCCAGCTATTCTCCAAGCACCATAAGTGCCATTGTTTGGATAAATATGTGCGCCATTGACACTAGAGAAGAATCCCCGATCTACGGGCAAATGAACCCAGTTATTGAATTCAGCATATCCACCCATATTGGACATAGTAAATCCACCAGAGAGTCGGTATGCGCTTGAATTTACCGTTCCTGCTACATCTAGCTTGTAAGATGGATTATCAGTACCAATACCTACGTTACCGCCATTCACAATAGTTACACGAGTAGAATTTCCGGTGCGGAACATTATATAACCACCGTTAGTTTCACCGTGTATATCTATACAGTTTTGGTAGTTCTCCTCACCGGAAGCATTTAAACGAAGCCATCCTCTTGACCCAGCTCCATTCAAATAAACGCCATTTGTTAAAGAGTAGTACGACAGTGCTCCATCCGTGCGGTATAAGTTCCCTTCTATTGGGCTTAATGTAATTCCACCTCCAAAGCGAACATCCGAAGAAACATCTAGCTTGTAAGAAGGACTCGTAGTACCAATACCTAAATTCCCACTACCATCCCAAGTTCCTTTAAAGAAACCATTTCCCTCAAAGTAATGCACACCGTTTGCACGATAGTATCCGTTTGTTCCAGAATAAGAAATATACTCGTATGAGCCAGTACCATAGTATACAGTTCCTTCTCTAGCTCTAATGGCTCCATCAACATCTAACTTAAGTCCTGGACTAGTAGTACCAATACCTACGTTATTAGAATCTCCTCTAAGCGTTATTCCGTTACCCTGTCTTGTATTAAGTGCAATACCATAGTATCCGTACATACCAAATGCACTCTCTCCGCCAAATGCAGCAGAGGAGAACTGCAAATATCCGTGAACAGCATAATTTTGGTCTAAGGTAATTTGGTTACCACTATCTACAGTTATTGACCCAGTGGTTCTAAGTGAACCACCCACATCAAGTGTGTATGTAGGATTTGTTTTATTTACGCCTAGTTGTGGAGTATATGTGTGATTATCATATACACGAAAAGCATTTGTTAAATAGTCCGTACCCAAGTACATATAAGACAATAACGTTCCAGAGTCTCCGTAAGCACCAAGTGCCTTCATTACTGTTCCAGAGCCGTTAGCAAATGAGAATCCTTCCCTAGCCCAGCTACCCCAACCGCTATTTGTTCTGTATACATAACCTCCACCTGTGGTTTCAGCCACGTTAATTGTGCTGCTGGTAAGACTTCCACGAGATACAACTGTAGCCAATGTATCTGACTCAGTAGTAATAAAGCCGTAGTTTTCTACATCCTGAATAGATGCCATCTGACGAAGGTCAACACTATTACCATTGCTGATGGTAAGCGTCTTTTCTTCCTGATTCCAGTCAAGTTCTTGTGAGTCTGTCTCTGAGGTGAGGTATCCTTGAGCTGCAACCCATACTCTAGTTGCAAGTACATCGCCATTCCAAGTAGCATTGCCAGAAGTTGAAAGACGTACTTCTGCTCCAGAGCTACCTTGTACTTGAAGAACTGAATCATTTACGTGAATACCTCCAATCTGTACACCGCTAAGATATGCAGATAAAGCCCATATTCCTTCAGCAGCATTTACAGAGAAGCGCTCGTTAGATTGTGGAGCTCCGTTTATACCTACGTTTCCTCCGTCAATAATGGTTATTTGATTGTCGTCACCAAGGTATAATGTTTTATTCCCAGTGGCTCCTATTCTAGCATAGTTTGTATCCCACGTAAGATAACCATATGCAGTACCTTCAACTCCCCAGTAACTAATAGCAGACGATTCAGTCCAAAATGAGTTTGATGAGAATGTTCCGTTTACGTGAAGTTTATAGGTTGGATTTGTCGTATTGACACCAACGTTACCAGCATTGCTTAAAAACAAAACATTTTCTATGCCGTTTGGATGCAATGATATTGGCCCGTTGCTATTCCAAATGTTTAACGCCTTAGCTCCTCCGTAATATGCGTATGCTGTTCCAGCTCTAAATATCTCTCCTTGTCCATCATTTGTTTTTAGTGCAATATCAGCATATTGTGTTGTTGCTGTTGAACCAAAGTATGACACTTGACTTGAAGCTCCACTAATAACATTTAGACCTCCAGCGGTTATAGTTCCAGTTGTTGAATTACCCCTTGTTACAACAGTATCTAAAGTATCAGACTCAGCAGTCAAGTAATTGCCCTGCGCTTGGAATGGTAAAGCAGAAAGGTCTACTGATTCGTTGTAAGCATTCCCTTCACCAACAAATACAAGGTTTGTGTCTACAAGCTTTACATTTGAGATATAGTTGTTCTCGTATGATGTTAGATATCCTTCTGATGCGTGGTCACCCCAACCATATGCAGCATCCCAATTTGTAGCATTGTTTGTTGTGGTGTACCAAGAAGACCCAGTATAAATTGGATCAGTCTCTGATTCAAGTTTGCGGTCAAGCACATCTTGAAGTTCACTTACGTCTTCAATATAGTGCCTGTGGAAAAGGTCCGCGTATAATCCTGCGTGATTACCCCAACCATAAGCCGTGTCCCAGTTTGTGGCGTTATTTGAAGTAGTATACCACGAGGAACCAGTATAAATAGGGTCTGACTCAGATTCAAGTTTCCTATCTAATACGTCCTTAAGTTCGTTTATTTCTGCAATTTCGTGTGTGTGGCGTGTATCTGCCTTTTCTGAAAGAAAAGTGTCTACTTCTGTCTCCGTATAATATCGGTCGTCGTGGTCGTGACCAGATGCTGCGTAGTCTGGGGTGAAGTTCTCCCAAATTCTATTAGTGCTGTTGTAAGCTAATAAGTCGCCATCTTCTGGTGAGGCTGCACTAACATCGTGCAACTCGTGAAGCACATTGCCCTGCGTAATACGAACAGCAATAGAACCGTTTCCCGCGCTTGAAACAACAAAGGCAATCGGAAGGCGTAAGTTTGGTGCAGATGGTTCTACATTAGTAAGGCCACCCGGTTTTAGTGGGTCGCACCACAACACATCACCCTCTTGGAAAATTTCAGTGTCAATGCCACGAATCGTACCCTGCGTTACTACTTTTCCAAACTCACCAGCTGCAATATCACGTAGCGCAACACCAATAATATACTTGCTGTTCACAGTGCCATCTGAAACCATTAAGCCTGCCTCAATCTTACTTGAGTTGCCTACAGTTCCGATAGCCATTAAAACAGTACCACGAGCAATGTCTTCAGCAGTTCCGTTCTTAACGTGCCAGTGCATATCCTGACCGATATTGAACCACTGAGAATCGTATGGGTAAACGGACACTGTATCTACATCAGCGTTCCACGCCATATAGCCTTGACGCTCGTCTCCAGTAAGCCTAACGGCAGTATCAAAATAAACATAGTCTGTGGTTACTCCACCTACATCAATTGAATTTGCCGTAGTGTTACCACGACCAGTAACATCGTCAAGTGTATCAGTTTCCGATAATGAGATAGTGCTATTAATCCACTCTCCAGAAGGCTCATCATAAACAAGAAAGTCTCCGCCTTCAGGATTATCTATTGTTACATCAGATAGACTCGTTAAATCTCGCTGTGGAAGCCCAGAAAGGTATGTGGTGGTATCAATGCTGCCATCTGCCTTCAAAAAGCCACTGGAAGTCCCAGAAGGGGTCTTAAATCCATTTGATGTTATTTTACCATCTGTGTCTATATATGCAATTGGATCCTCCATCCAATCAAAGGAAAATAGAACATTTGCTGGGTCTCCTTGGTCTGGTATTAGCCCACCATTTTCGTCTGCCATTAAACGAATTTGACCAGTAATAGACCACATCGTTAGTGATGATGGTCCGTATACAGCTTCTGTTGTTACTGAGCCAACAGTTATTGGATTTGTTGTTGTTGAACCTAACGTTGTAACATCATCTAATGTTTGAGATTCTGTGTAAGACGTAAGATATGTGCTTGTGTCAACACTACCATCCGAACGAAGGAAACCAGTTGTTCCGCTTGTTTTGAATCCAGCAGATGCAGTAGCATATCCATCTCCATCAACAGAGAAATGGGTATCGCCTAACCAGTTTACATTAAACAATGTTGGATTTGGCTCACCTTGGTCAACCTGCTGGTTATTTTTAACAGTAACTATTCCGTTATATTGAACCAATGAAGTTGTTACGGATGTAGCTGTTAGAGCTCCAACTGATATGTTGTTTGCGGTAGAAGCCCCTCTTCCTGTTACGCTGTCAAGAGTATCGCTTTCTGTAAATTCAGGAAACTCATCAGGAATCCATAGTCCACTTCCCTCGTTGTATACTAAAATGTCTCCATCGTTAGCCCTTGCATTGCCAACGTCAGCAAGCGAAGAAAGCGTGGCTGAAGTAGTAAGAAAGTCGTGTGTCCAGTTGACCCAACTCTCACCATTAAACTGCAGCAGCTGACCTGTTGATGCCGTGCTAATTATTACATCCTTAAGGTCATTTAATTCGCCTACATCAGATGAGCCAACAGTAATCCACTCAACGCCTGTTCCTGTAGATGATAAAACTTTACCTGATGTTCCAACTTCGCCAACTGAATCACTCAGGGTTCCTAAAACACCAATTTGATCAGTGAAGAATTTTTTACCATTTATGCGCTGATTGCCCAGCGTGCGGACAAACGTGAATAGATTTTCCATCATAGACTTTATGCGTTGGAGTCGCAGTCGTCATCAATGGGATACACGGGGTAGTATACTGATGACTCTTGAGAATCCTCCTCGTTAAATAAATCGTTTGTACTGGACTGAGCAAGAGCTAGGAGCGTAGCATCTGCCTTGATGTAATTTACAATCCGTTGATTGATATAACTAATCTTAGAGTCCAGCCCACTTGAGATTCCATTGAGGGCATATTGGTCTAGATCTTTTTCTTCGTTTTTGGTCGTTCCTATAGCGGTGCGAATAGTTGCAATTGCGCTACGCACGACATAAAGAGCAAGGGCGTACTTGACAATCTTAAATAAGCCAGATTCGGCTTCGGTTAAGTCTTCATCAAATACCTTTTGCTCAAGGTCTTCGTACAATGCTGTTCCAAGAAGGTCTTGAATAGACGTTGCTTGCTCAAGCATAATTAACGACAATAAAGACTGACGATCTAACTTCTTTGGAAGTGGATAGTTTTGATAGACGTAGTTGTCGTCAATGAATATGACTTTTACGATGCTCATTGGTCTTGTGGTATGTCGTTAGTATTTGCACCTTTAATTGACTCCAAGTTTACTGGCTCTTCAAGAATGTTTAGATTGATTTTATCATATCCAACTGTAGAGAGAACCCGATTAACGGAGTCCATAATATTTTGGCGGTTTGGTAAGGTTTCTGTAGCGCGGAAAATCTGATACGCACTTACAAGTTCATTACCCGTACCACCCAACTTGCCAGCCACCATAACACCGAAAAGCGTGGGCGAGGTGACGTTATGTGCGGTGAGAATCTTCGCATCGTTTAAACGGCTAAGGATATCGATCGTCTTATCTAAATTGCTAACGTCAAGTGGAGTAAAAGTTGGAGCATCATCCTTAGTCTTTACCCAAGATGCAATAACTGTTTCCGCCTCAGATCCAACAAATGAAGCCTTAAACTTATCAAACTCTAATTTCTTTTGCTCATTAGACATATTACGTCCAACGAATGTTGCGAGTACTTTTGGAGTAAATCCATTGGCAGCTGAGTTTCGTATGTGCTTACCAAATTCGTAGTCCGCATTGATAAAATGGAACGCTGAAATGTAGTTCGGAACACCATAATAGTGATTGTTGCTGTATGGATTCTTGACATACAAAATCTGCTCTTGGTCTTTGCTGAATTTATCGAACGCTGGGATTTTTTTTGGTTCGTTGTGCTGCATAGAAACATCACCTTTACCAAACTTTTTACGCACAATGTAGTGAGTAATCTTTCCATCTTTATTTGGTTCTGCAATTCGCAAACCCTTGATATCTAATGATTTAAACTCAACAATCTTATTGTGATCCTTATTCCATTTGATATAAAATGCGAATGCACCATTTAGCTCTTGCTGGAATGATGCGTGAACAAGCTGCTCATAAAGACCCTGAGACTTTCCTGCACAGTTTGCAATAAATGCTTTAATTTCTGCCCGCTTAATTGGAGCCTTGAATGCAGACTCCAAATCATAAATTAGTCCATTTCCAGCCACCATCTTTGCTTTCTTGGTGATGATTCCAGCGTGTACTGGTGACTGATTGTACATACGCTGCAACAGGATCGGAAAGTCGTCTCCATATCCAAACTTAACGTAATCACCAGCAGTTGTGTTCCCGACCGCATATCGCGAATCAAGATTCTCAATAGACCTTTCGAGCGGATTAGTTACAATGTTGGTCTCCTTCGCGACAACAAAAGTGTTCGAAGCAAAGTAGTCAACAACTTTATCGAAAATGCTCATTTTTTATAATAATTTACAAGTTACTTATCTTAACTGTAGTAGAAAATAACTCGTCATTACTTTGAGAATTATCAAAAGTATAATCAATCACTTGACAAACATACCGACCGTATACACGGAAGTCGTCGTAGATTTCCAACTTATACTCTCCACCGGGTACGTCAAAGTCTGTTAGATCTAAGTCAAGGACAATGAAATCCTTTGCTAAGTCAAATTCAAACTTATCATATAAGTTGTCAAACACATATTCTGTTGTGCCAACAACCTTTGTCAGTTTTACCGTGAATGGTATGTCAGCCATAAGCGGAGCCTTCACAAAAGAAAGTTCGTTGCTTTGTCCGTTGCTTAGAGTTTTCATAAAATAAAAGTAATAAAAAAAGGGAGGGGAAACCCCTCCCTTTCCCCGAATTGGGGTTGATTATATTTAGACAAGCTTAGCCCACTCGGCATCATCGATTGGGTATGCAAGGACATTTTCGTCACCAACCAAAGTCAATTGGTAGCGGTTCTTATCCGTACGAGCAGCGCCAGAAGCACCATCAACGGTAGCAGCGTACATACCGAAGTCGTAACCAACCAAGTGCTTAGTACCAGCAGCAGTCTCAATGAAAGCTACGATTTCAGCACCGGGTAGAGCAATTTCTTCAAGAGCATTACGCTTAGTAGCGTCCATACGAACAAACTCCATAGCAATGGTAGGAACAGCAGAAGCGGAACCATCAGCGTTCACAGTCTTAACGTCCGTGAAGTTAGAGAAACCATCTTTGTTGTTAAAACCAAGCTCGAGCAAGTCGTTACTAGCAGCAACCAAGTCAGCCTTAACGCTAGTAGTCACGCTAAAGGTAGCAACGCCACCAGTCGTGTCAATAATGTTAAGACCATCCAACTCAGCCTTATCTGCAAGGTAGACGGTCTTCAGACCGCCAGAAGAGATAGTACCACAAGCATATGATACTGAAAGACCAGTGAAATCAACAGGACATCCCATTTTATTTATATTTATTTAGTTGAGTGGGGGCTATTCGCCCCCCTCAGGTTAATTATTAGGCGAAGTTCTTAGCGTAAACAATCTCCTCACCCTTCAGGTAAGAGAAGCCAAGCTTGAACTGACCCCAGATTTTGTCGCTAGACAACTCAGATTCGTACTTCATATCGATAGCGCGAACGTCGTTGTAGTCGTCTGTCAACATAACGATATTCTCAGGAGCAGAGATGAAGAACTCACCAGCAGCCAAAGAAGGGAAGTGGATAACTTCCATACCGTAGTATGCAGGGATGTTGCCTTCAACTACACCTTGAGCAGTCGTAGTGTACAAACCAGCGATAGCGATTTGGTAAGCTTGAACAGCAGCTGTGCCCATAAAGAAAGCAGGCTTCAACTGACGATCAGCATCACCGTAAACAGCAGCCAACATAGTAGCGCTCATAGTTCCGTAAGCACCTTCCATCAAAGACAAGATGTTAGCAGAAGAGATAGCAGCGTTGGTGTCGTAATCCAATACAGAAGCATCAGCAGCAAGCTCGGTGGTCAAAGCTGTAGCAGCCAATTCCAAAGCCTTCTGAGCAGACAACTTAGCGAAGTAATCGAAAACCCAATCCTTGAATTGAGAATCCATAGTCTCTTCGTTGTGCTGTCCTTGCTTCAACAATACAGAACGATAGGTAGCTTCGAGAACGTCTTTACAGTTCAAGAAGGCCCACTTGTACGTTTCAACTGTCATCTCCTTCTCGTCGATAGAGGCAGAAGATTGTGGGTCGAATACACACAGGTCATTACCAAAAGTCAAGCTTGCATCAAAGATGGGTACTTGCACTTTTGACTTAACTCCGTCGATAAGACGGAAACGATCGAGCACTTTGGCGCTCTTCACCATAGAGTCGATAAAGAGGTCGGGGGTGCGATTTCCCCAGTCTAGGGTTGCAACTGAAATTGCCATTTGTTTTGAAATTTAAATAATATACAAATTAGTATAGACGCTTGCCAAAAAAGTTGTCAATCATCTTGATTTTTTCAGAGGTGATTCGTTCGAATTTAACTGTCTTGTCTGCAGGGGCCGCCTGCACTTCTTCGCCCTCTTGTTCAGCGGACAAAGCCAATTCAGCTTCTTCGACAGAGGCATCCTCTACCTCTTCAAGTTGCTCTTCAGCAACTGGGTCTTCAACAACTACTTCAGCAACTGGCTCTTCTTCAAGAACCACTTCCTCTACAGCTGCCTCTTGAACAGGCTCTTCAACAGCAACCTCTTCAAGTTTAACTTCTTCCTGAGCTTCAACACTTTCTTGAACTTCAGAGAACTCTTCTTGAGATTCTGACCACAAGTCCATAAGCGTAGAGATTTGCTCATTCTGCTTTGCAATGTGCGCTTCAAGTTTGGCGATACGCTCACCAAGCTCTACAGCAAATTTGAAATCCATATCACTTTCGAATTTTTGTTCTACCATATCAAAATTTTTGACCTCAATGGAAAAACCATTAAGACCGCTAGACTTAATCTCATCACGAATAACATCTGACTTGATATAAGCCTTAGCAAATACGGTTCCGACTGGTAAATCGAAACCATACATTTTGCTTTTATCTTCTTCACCTTCTTTCATCCACATCTCAAGCATATAAACCTCATCGGTTTCAAATTGATGTTGGATATTGAACGAGTTGTGAAGACCATTAACTGCGTAGTTACGCATCATCTTTTCAATCGTATCCACAGAGAACTGAACGTAGTATTCTCCACTTTCGTTGCGACGATAGATTGGTTTGTTTGGTACGATTACAGGGCCAACAATAATTCCCTTTTCGTCGTCAACAAAAAACAAGTCTTTTTCTTCGTCAGCAAAGTAGATGAAGTTCTCTTGGATTGCTGGGTTTGTAACCAATGAAATACGATACATACCGCTCTCATCGCTATCTTTCATAACGATGTCATATAATGGTAAATCCTTCATTGGTTTCATACTTCAATAATATACAATTAATTGAGTCCTACGAGTTTCATAAACTCTTCCTCTGTGATCTCAACGCCTTCTGAAATGAGATTCTTGTATTGAATCATTGCTACTTCCTTCCTGTTCTCAAGGTCTTTTATTGAGCGAACAATTTCTGCAATGCCCTCTACCATTCCTTTGTCTTCCTCGCTATAGAGCTTTACAGTTCCTTTCCGGATAGACTCTGCTTTACGGATAGCCCAATTGACTCCAGAGGCTCCACCCCAAATTAACCAAGCAACATATCCACGGTCTTTCCAAGGAGTAGAGGCGTACTTAGGGTCTACCTTGCTGTTTGTGCGGTGGCGAGCAAATGCTGCCATACGAGCAATCGTAGAGTAGGACAAACTCTCTCTTGATGCCAACTGGTTGGCTCTTGTCCAGCCCACAGCTGTGCCACCCTTCACTTCATTGCCGTACTTTTCACGCCAAGCGAGTGCACGCTTAGCATTGTTAGTAGCTGCCTGTGGATAGTCGTTGTAAGTCTTAGCCATTTGATTAATCTACAAAGATTACCTCAAACTTTCCGTACATATATCCATCATAGATCTTTGCATCAGAAAGTGAGTTTACAATAAAGTATTCCCCTGTTTTATTGAAGACAAATTTCTTTTTGTAGAGGTCGCCATTTTGGAACATAGTGTCTGGAACCGCAGCATAAAAGCTCATCTTATTGCTTTCGTTCGCTATAAAACGCTCTGTTGAAATAAGGTAGTTGTATGCATCGTTAATAGTTCCATCGTTATTCGCGAATCGCAAATCTTTTTCATTACCTGTTCCTGATGAAACAGGATAGCCCTGCAACAACAAAGGACCAAATGGTTTGTATACTATTTGACGAATTGTCTGACCGTAGTCATTGTACTGTCTAAATACAGGATACCTAAGTGTTGTTTGGTAGTTGGGGGTTCTGAGATAGAATATTCTTAAACCAACTTTATCGTAGTCCGGGATATTGTTTTTAATGTCTCCAATCTCCTGCAAGGATACTAATCCATTATTCAATAGTATTGGGTCAGTAAAGTAAGGATCCAAAGAAACAGTTTTGTTAATTGGATTTATCAGTGCGCTCACAAATTCCACAGACTGCTCACCAACTCCGTTCACATTAAACGTATTTGAGTAGCTACCAATAGCAAGTTGATCTTCCCGCTTGTCGTAGTATCCTCCGTTTTCTTTATTGAGAAGTTTTAGCGTCTTAGGCGGAGGAACGCCTGCGGATATTTCATATGGCTTTAGCGTATCTAAATACTTGTCAA